GTTTAAGGTTGAGGCCGTAGGGCCTTACGGACGCATCTAAGTGTCCTGGATCCGACTCACTTTGAGCCAGAAAGTCCACGAGGGTATGGCTCCCCCCGCAGATCATCCGAAGACACTTCGCGAGAGCGGCGTCACCCGTGAGGGCATCGTCATCTCTAAGCGTACCGGTCATCCAGCAGAGATATTCTCTCCGCTGAAATCGTCGGTTCCACCTTCGAAGTGGTTCATGGTCGCTGTACCCGAACCACCCGAGCGCGGGACTATCTAAGGGGACCTTCGGCAACTTACCGATTAGGTCTTCCACTGCCTTCCTTAGGGCAGCCGCAGTCTCCGGGTAGCCAGCTGTTTCCAGCTGGTTCGCCGTAGCTACAGTAGAGAGTATCCCAGATACGTCGTCTCGACTCTCGGGAAGGTCACGACGAAGGTAACACGGAGTCACCAACTCGTTGTCGTAACAGTCCGAACCACACGACTCTCTGAACTTACCAGTCCAGAAAGACTTGTGGCGGTTGACCTTGAAGCCCATCGACTCCAGATCATCACAAATCGAGGCTGCCTCGCCTGCGGGGACAATTAGATCATCCCCATAGACGAATACCCCCCTGCTAAACGAATGCATCAGGGGTATTGTAGGATAGACGCCTGCTCTAGCTAACCGGGAAGCTATGATGCTCAAGTAGAACACCATTGACTCCATCGGGAAGCAGAGTGCGGAGCCCATAGACGCGAACTTCTTGAGGGTGACAATGTCACCGTTGGGAAGCTCGGCCCGCGTCGAACGGCACGCCAGAACCCAATCCCGAAACTTCGGGACGGTCTCTAACATGTCGCAGATCTGGGTCAAAGACACGCGATCGCTGGCCTCAGACATGTCCAAAGTGGCAAATTTGCCATCCCGTGAACCTTCCAGGGCCAAATCCTGGTTGACTCCCTGATCCGTGAAATTCACGTGACCAGAGGTCAAGGACGAGCTTTCCAGCTTGCCCACCAGAAAACCGCAGAGAGCCTGCTGTGCATATTGCATCACAACTGGCTCAACCGCAATTACTCTCGGCGTCTTCAGAGTCTTAGGGACGAAGACGACCCTTACGGGTTCTTCGTCACCAGGCTCGATGGTAGTTGGCAGACCTCGACGACCCGTCTCGTTGTCACGGACGAAGTCGGCTAGGCCGGGACATTGTGAAGTGCCCCGACCATAGCGAAGATAGGTAAAACCCACCTCCTCTAGACGTCGATGCCAGCGAACGAAATTCCACTTTTGATTTCCGTGGATCCGCTCGCGCGTCGCACCGGGACCGTGTTTCGGTACCAGGCGTGCCGTAAAGGCGTCGCCTGAAAGGTCTAAATGCTCGCAAAGAAGCGCAGCACAAGCCTTGAAGTATCGATACGGCTGACCGGACGACGGCACGATACCATCATCGCATTCAACGTAGGATTTTGCTGCTTGCATCTCTCTTTCCGTAGAACACGGGCGGAGAAGCTTCTTGCCGAAAAGGCACATCTGCCTGATGGCTCGAACATGAGCAGCGCAACCGACGTTAACCAATTGTCCGTCCTCGTCGAAACATTGGCTCAGGAACCCCTCAAGAAATTGGGGGTAACCAGCGCGCGTCCTCTTCCAAGAGGCCCACGCACCAGGAGCCACCCGCCCCAGGTCTAGACTCTTTTCAAAGTCTCGACAATAAGCGGGTAGGGAGATAGTAATGAAACTGTCTCCCTCAGCTTCGACGCGACGCTTCGCGACTACTATGTCGCGTTGCACCGTGGTGACAGCAACCCTCCTCGCGCAATCTAGCGCAAGGTGCTCCCAGAGGTCTACAAGGCTTTTCATCGGCTCCCCTTTCAGGGTGGCTGAGTCCAGGATGTCCACCGAGGACTTCCCCGCCTCACAACCTTTGCGGTGCACAGCGGAGCCCAATTGGACCCCACTGCACGCCATAAGACGTAGTTTACGTCTCCCCGTTAATCAGCTTCAGCAGGTTCGCGTCTGAACAGAACGCCACAAGCGCCTTTGCAAGCGACTGGACGTCTGTGTTGACGAGGCCTACCGAGGGGTAGTCCAGAGTCAGAGTGGCCGTCATCCCCGCCGGAATGTTTTGGGCGGGAATAAGCGGATCAGTCTGAATGGAATCCCTCCGAAGCCTAGCGAATACTCTGTTCCGGGCCTTGAACTGGTGACCGAGGATGAGGTCGTAAACGACCCCGCCACTGTCATTCAGCTTGTACTCCGATTGGAGGTCGTTCCGGCCAATGGCCGGTAACGATTTCGCAACGGTTGCATAGGTTACGGATTGGGGATCGGTGAACATATCGTTCCTCAAAGAAGCTTTATTGAACAAGCCCTCGGCTAATGCCTAAGGCGGCGAGGATGCTAAGCTGAAAAGCCGATAGGCTGGACAGCTCAACATGTAAGCCGAACGGGTTCCCTCCACCATCCCGAGCCTTGGTCTCGACCACGTCGGTCGAAGTCCAGGTATTATCCACACTAGGCCAGCTGGTCGCAAAAGTCCCGGTGGTATTCCGGGCATCGTGCGCCGACCAGACAGTGTAGGTAACCTCGGTGAGCGTATGCCTCATAATGAAGCTGCGCTTTACGGTGAGGTTGTCGACTCCAGAACTTGCGTTGGACATTACATCGCCAACGTTCGAAAAGTAGTCGATAAGCCATGACCAGGGAAGCACCTCCCAAAGCAGTTCAGGACTTGGATTAGCCCCAAACAGAGCTCGGCGTGCTCTCCGGTCCCACTGAGAGGTGGACAGGTCCGGAATGTAGTACCTAAAGGTGCCACTAAACCAGACTTTCTCCATACTCCGGCTCGTTACGGTCTGCTTACTGCGGCCTTTACTCCCAGAAGATACGCCCGTGGACCAGTTCCACGAGCCGAAATAGTTGGGAGGAGCGCCTCGCAGGTTTGCATACGCGAACGGAAATTCCGTCTGCGCAGACGTAACCGATTTCTCGTCCTTAACAGTAGCCTTACGGTGAACCCCTTCTCCGTTCTCACGGATAATGCGGGCTAACCGCTTGTCAACGTCCTGCCAAAGATTATACATCTTCCGCAGGTCAGAGACGAATGGCTTCCACCCGAACGCGTAATTGAGATATTCGGAACCTAAGTCCCGATACTCTTTCAAGCGCTCATGCAGCACACGCGGCACTTCAGACAGAGGATATCTCGTAGTAGCGATACTCCGAGACTTCTTGACGAAGTGTTTCCTAAAAGGAAGTGATGGTAAGTCGCGCAGTTCGACGATGAACTGCCCTAAACTCGCCACCGCGTTGCCTGGTTTCGCCCGATTATACCCAGAAGCGTAATACCCGTCAAGGATATCACGCTCGATGGGCCAAGCGGGCGGTTCCGGTGGCCATGCGACACCAGCAGGGACCGAGGCGTTACCAAGAATGGTGAACGTACCCAAGTCCAGGTTGTTGCGCACGACTGGGACGTCCAGTTTTCCTGTATGAGCGATTCGTCGCTTCCAACAGTAGAACGGACCTCCACCACTCCAAGCTCCACTAGGGAGCCGGAAGTGTTCTTCAGAGACGAGAAGAGCCTCATGGGTGCCACTGCAAACACTCGTCCTAGGCGGTACATCCAACGGTGACCCAACAAGGGTACACTCATGGGATGACCTAACCTCCGGCCGATTGTTTATAGAGGCAACCATCGTTTACAGCTCCGTTCGTGGAATTGCGCTGATCCTTACGGATCAGCGCGAGGTTGGTTGTTGAACAACCGTGGAGGGCCTACG